CCGCACTTCTTACAACTGACCGCAATCGTAGTCCCATCATCCATGGTGATCGTCGCGGCACCATCTGCACAACCGGGAAACAAGACTGGATCTTGCTCAGCATTGTCGACGCTTGCCGTGATGATGCAGCGTCCGTACTCGTCGCGGCCCAATGCAATCGACAAATCAAACGCCCCAACCGCACCTTCCCACAGAGGCGGATCGCAATCATAGGCTGTGTTGCAAATCTCGCCCTTCGTTTCTGTCGTGTCCGGCTCCGTGATCGTGACGCACAAACATTCGCAGGAGCATTCACACGAGTCGCAGTAATGTGTTGTGCAGCCGGTCTCTTCGTCCTGGACGTATTCCAGCGGTCTCGGCTCGTACTTCGTCCATGTGATCACACCAGAGACAGAGTCAATGGTTGCCCCAGCTGAATCGCTTGAGTCTCGACAGCTCTGGCCCTCGTAGCATGATTTGCGGTAAATCTCGGCTGCATCCAGAGTAACTACAAACTCACACTCCCCGCTTTCCGCGTTTCGCTCCCAGAATCCGAGCCATGCAGCACCGGCAATCGTCGCACTCCAACTGTTCGTTGCGAAGTCTGCTGTCGCGTATACTGTCGCGCCAGTTTCTGGGTTCCATTCGATGCAGTACGCACAGGGGATCACTGCACAACAGCCGTCTGTCTCATCTGTGCAGGAATTCGACACCCTCTCACTGCACTTCTTTAGTGCTGTTGGGCTTCCGGGTTTCCAGTATTCCGGACCCATTTATGCACACTCCGGCTGACCACAAATTTGATCAACTAGCCACACCGGCTCGCAATACTCTGCGCCGCGCGGGTACATGTAAGTTGCCCGCCCTTTGACGCCGCCAGATTCAAGAAAGTCCTGCGTATAGAACGCAAGAATTGAGCACGGATCTTCAACCTGAATTTGACCGTATTCGTCTTCGCCGGGAATCGTTCTGGTGCATCCGCCAGTGTAGTAAGTTGGAGTTACGAATAACGTTTTTGAATCGTCGGCGTTGCAGATGACAGATTCAATTTCGAACCAGATTGAATGTCCGCCACCGCTTCCAGCATTAAACCGGCCAACCAGCGCACGCTCGCTGAAATCATGCCGCCCAAACACGACAAACTTATCTCCGCCTTCCTCGATCTCCCATGACCCAACAATCGGACCGAACGCCGCTCCCGGTTCTGTCGGTTCATCGCCCAGCATCGTCACAACGCCGTACCGATACGCCCAGCCGACTCCAGTCTTGGCCGGTTCCGTTTCAGTCGCGACTGCTTCTGCCTCAATCGCGTACTGCGAATTAAACAGGAACTCACCTTCCGTTGACGACGGCTTTTCAACCTTGATGCACGTTTGGCCGCCGACGACTTCAACGCCTGTAATTCTCATGCAGGCGTAAGCCGGAATTGTTTCTTCCGTGTCATTCTTGACCTTAACACGATGCGGCGAAACTTCCTCAATCGGCCTGCGGTTCGGGTAGTTGTATCGCAACTGTGGCCCGAGCTGCTGACGTGTCAGGAAGTCCTGAAACATCGCGTACAGGTTTTCAGGTGACGTGACCCCGATTCGCCTCATGTCCGCCATCAGGACACCTTATGCAAGGTCACACGGACTGGCGTTGATACGGCAGACGATTTCAGGTAAGTCGATGCCAACGCGCCAACACGAGGCAGGACGGCCTTTTCCCCGGCAGGAATGGTAAACCACAGAACGAATGATCCTGTCGAATCCCCGCCAACTGAGACGATCGCACTGGCGTGTATATTCTCAATCTCGCATCGTGCCGAGTCTGTCACGTCTCCAACTGCGATCAGTTCGTGAGTCGTGCCAACCACCTGAACATTATCGCTGGTCAGTTCCGAGCTTGTCGAAATCGACACTTCCTTGAACGTCGCGTTCTGTTCGACAGTGGTGCCGCGAGTGAATTGCGTTCGAGATGAAAACTTAATCGTGTTTGTCATAGCAGCCCCAGCCCCGAATATGCAATCGTTCCGTAAACCTGCGTGTATTTGAACAGTGCGGCACTTGGATCTGTTTCGAGCGTTCCGTCAGTCTTCAGCAGAACGGGCCGCGATGTCTCTTGCCCGAGCGGATCTCTTGCACGCTGAATCACTCCACCCACTTTCACATACATGCCCTCGTGTCGCCAGCGTTTGTACCATGCCTGCTCAGCAGTCGCCCCACCGAATGGCATTCGAAACTGAATGCGGGCTGTCACGTCCCATTGTTCCAGTGGTGCGCCGTATTTGAATTTGTTCTTAGCCTGCCAGCCTACCAGCCGTGCGGTTCCAGGTGGCCACCCCAAAAACGTGTCAGAGTTGACTGCCTGCCGATAGGCTCCGATAGCATAGGTGTTGAGCGTCATGAATCGCCGACGAATCACGCAAACCTGATCGGCTATTTCGACGTTCAGCCCTTCGACTTGTTCGCCGTTTGCAGTTACGATCGCTGCCCCGTTATAGTCGCGGTCGATCGGTTCCGATGTGGCGGCATCGCTCCAATCTACTTCCACGTCTCCAGCGTCCGGAGCGGTTCCGACATAGCCAACGGTCACGACCCAGAGAATCGGGCTGATCTGTTCCGGATTGACGCTTTCAACATAGGCTCCGAGTTCTGTTGCATGTGCGGTTCCGAACTGCGGAATGCCTGTTGCCTCTCGAACCGTCTTGATGTCCGTGTCGACCGTACAGACAACGCAGTACGCCTCTGTGATCGTCCAGGAGTTCGCGAACGTGTCGAACTTTGCGGAAGAATAACTTCCACCGTTTCGGCTCCACATTTGAGTGACCGCTGTAATCATTCCACTCACGCTATCGCCTCCATCTGGACAGTGTTTGCGGTGTTCTGCTCGACCTTATCCCAAATCTTGATCTGATCATCATCGAGACGGACAAGGATCTTTTGTGGCGGTTTCTGTTCGCGTTGCTCGCGTCGTTTCATCAGGTTGATAATTTCATCAAGCTTGTTCGGTAGCGATGATCCCGGACCGCGAGTCAGCAGGCGGCCTTCGGTGACTTGTATTCCTTGGCTCATCACTGCCGGACGTCCATTCAACCCGATTTTCGATGTAGCGTTCTTCACCTCATCGCCAAGCGCCGAACCTACGCCCAGCATTCGCTCGCTCATCTTGTCGCTGAACTCTTGCCCGAGCCTTCCACCAACGGCCCCGATCTTGTCGGCCAGATCCTTTTCCCGTGCCGTCAATTGACGCTCTGCGATCTCTGGCAGCGATGTGAGCGAAGACTTGAAGCCATCAATCAGGCTGATGCTGGCTGCCTGTCCAAGTCCAGACATCAAGCCTTCAATGCCGCCTTCACCGCCCGAGGCAATGAACGCAAAAATCTGATAGACCATTTCGCCGATGATGCGGCCCGCGTTAGTGATGACTGCGATAACGCCGTTGAATGCGTCCTTAAACAGGTTTACGAAATTCTCCGCAAACCACATCGCATAGGCCGGAATGACTTTTGTCAGCGTGTGCATTATGTTCTCGCTGACGTAAATCATGGCCAACTCTGCTGTGGACTTTACGATCTCCCAAACGCTTCCAAGGTTTGTCAGGATGACTTCAAAGAACGTGAACGCGCCGATCATTACATTGATTGCCGCGACGACTTTGCCCTGTACCCACTCCATGATCGGGCCGATGTTTTCCAGAACGCTCGTGGCGTATTTGACAATGGGCACAAGCAGCGAATCCAACGCGGTAGCCAGCTGCGAAATGCCAGCATTGATCAGCACGCGAATCGGGGCAATGATCTTGCCGATAGATTCCATGAGTGAACCCATCGCGGAGTCCGCACGACGGCCAGAACCTGCAACGGTTCCCATATCTTGCGATTGCTGCTGCAGTCCCTGATTGGCAATGGCCATGACCGCCGCTAGCTTTTCTTGATTCGACCGCATGAACATGATCTGCGGATTTAATCCGTGGAAGGCTTCGAAATTTCCCTCCAGTGCCGCTTTCATATCGCCCAGAGATTCTTCCGCTGTTTTGCCTGTCGCCGCCGAAAGGCCAGTTGCCGCCTTTGCCGCGTCGTCTAGCTTATCTGTGGCGAATCCCAACGACTGAGCGGTTTGCATCAGTGCCAGTGTGGCCTGATCGGAAACACCAGTGAGCTTCTCCAAGTCCTTGGCAGCCTGCTGCATTCCAGCCGACGCCGCCTGTTGCCCTCGAATTGTGAGCGCAGCGTTCAGTTTCTTGACGGCTTCTGTCTGCCGGTCATAGGCTTCGTTAGCCGCTTTAACGCCCCCAACCGCCGCCATGACGGTCTTGACGGCCGCCAACACTGCAAGCAGAGGAGCCATCGACGCCATGAGTGATTGCGTGGCGGTCTGCAGCGACTTTGTTCCGGCCTCTAGCCTTGCCAGGCCTTTTTCGGTCGACGTGAACGCGGGCGATGCCTTGTCCTTTCCGCCGATTACAAAGTCAATGCCGTTCGCCATTACTTCCGCCGTTCCATCTGTTCTTCAGTGATTCGATGTTCTTCGCTTCTGAGAAGTTGCCTGAGTTCAAACCACCATGCCGACTGATCGAGCAATCCGCCTGCAACTGGCAAGTGCTGGTCACTCGCTGAGACTATTTGAATGTCTGAGATTAATTCCTGCCCGATGTACTTTGACGGGCATTCCTTGATCATGTACCAGCCTTCGTCACAGTGCTGGCATCCTTCCCCGCCACATTCCGGACATTGCATCTCTGCCGGGAATTGTTCCGAAACAATGTTTTGACACTTCCCGACGCACGACTTGCACAGCTCTCCGCATCTCAGGAGGGCTGCGACTCTGATTTTTTTTTATCGTCAACCGTTGGCACTGTGGCCGAAATCAGGAACGTGAAGACCTCAAGCAGTTCTTCCAATGTCAACACGTCGCCAATCGTTTCCTTACTGAATGGGATATCGATGTTTTCCCATCCCGTGAGACAAACAGACGCCGCGTCAATGATGGCATCAAACTTGGCTGGAAGATCTCCGCCTTCGAGGGATCCCATAAGCCCAATCAACTTTCGCTGCTGGTTGAGTGTCGGAGCTTTGGCGAAAATCTTCGGCTGTGGCGTCTTGTCGACGTCGCACTCGAGAACCATTGTTAAACGTGAATTCGGATCGAGACTACGAGGCATAACCGCTTTCAATCAAAAGCAATGGTGAGTTCTGTATCGACGCTGCTGCCAGCTGTTGCTAGCCAAGTCAGGTCGTCTGTGAGCATGTCGTTTCGATTACCCTGCTGCTTGTTTTCCAATTGGGCTTTACTGGCAGTGAATGTGATGGCTGACCCAGACGCACCGACGCGAGCAACGAGCGAATACGGCAGACTACTCAGCCAATGGGCGTCTCGATCCTGCGTTGCAACCAGAACTGATTCCGGATCCGCAGTGATGACTGGTGCGCGGTTTGTGATCAGTGCAGAAACGTACCCGGACCGATCAGTAGCGTTGACGCACTCCCGCATGATGACGGAGTTGCCAAGATCAATCTCCACGTTCGATGTGCACAAGGCCACCGAGTTCCATGTCAACGCCCCGGCCGCAAACCGCATCGGCAGAACTGTTGGGTACGTCGGCGTGATCAGTGCCGTGTCGGTTTCATTGCTGGAGTATTTGCCGGTAAACGTGAACTCAACGTATGCCGTTTTCCCGGTCGGCAGAACAAACTTTGCCGTACCCATCGCGCCTGACAAAAGAATACGCTTGCCGTCTTTGTAATGGCCAATCGTGATCGTCTTGACGTTGCTGCCTGGGGCTTCGGTCTTCGGCGAAAATGTTCCCGTCGAATCAACCCAGCCGCACGCCGGCAACAGTACGCTAGCCCAACTGGGAATGTCTGTTCCGTTGTAACTCAGGCCCATTTTCACTGTGCAGGTTCCGGTCATCCCCTCTGGCATCGATTCAAGGTAATTGAACCCGCCCTGACCCTCCCGCCGCGTCATGGCGATGTTCGGCTGGATGTTGAAGTCTTCAGCGTTGAAAACGCCTTCCGCACCCGTCAACGATTCGGCGGTTCCAATAGTCGCTTCAACTTTGGCAGCGAAGACTGATTTTCGTCGTAGCAATGGCATTGTGTGTTCCTATGTTTTGACCAGGCCATTCGCCCGGAGAATGTTGAGGTTGATTCGTCGTTCCATTTGCTTCGACAACTCTGCGTTTATCCGCTTGATCTCACGTTGCGTGAAGTTGTTTTTTGCGTACGCCCCGTAAACTGAGACGCCTTTCAGCTCAATGATTGGCAGCCGTTCTTTCCCAGCCCGAATGAAAACCCTGTCGATCGCCTGCCACACAAAAGCGCCATTGACTCGTTTCCGTCCGCCCTTTTTGTCGATCTTGTACGACACGCCTTTTTTGTCTTGTCTTCCGCCGAACTTTTTCAGATTGGGACGCTTCGTTCGAAGAATAGAAACAGTTGTTTTTGGGCTTTGAGCCGTCGCCTTTGCCTGAATCTTTAGTGGTGCCTCGGAGTCTGCCTTTTTCACATTGATCGTTTCGCGTACGTCTCGGCCGATGTTAAGCCGTGTTTTCTTTGCGGTTGCGTTGATTGCTGCCGCGATTTCTCTTCCCATGTTCTTGTTGACGTTAGCCACTGCCTTCCTCAGTCGCCCCAACTGCCGAACGTCTATTTCGATTCCAATCATGCCCGCACCGTGTATGGGTTGTTCTCATCCACTCGGAACGTGATTAGAAAGCGAACCATTACCCCCTGAAGCCCGCCCGTTTCCTCGATGTACTCCTCAACCGTTCCAATTGTCGTGTTAATCGCCAAACTGCCCCACTGATGCCATAGGGCCGCATTTGTTGCCGCCGCGATGATGTCAGCCCCGAGACGATTCTTGAACGTGTCGACCGCAACCGTTGATGCGTCTGACGGCTTCACGATTCCGGCCACAATGGCTTCGAGGTCGTATGCCTGCGCTGGAGGATTACCGGGACACGACAACTCCGGATTTGGCGTGAGAGTTCCTTGATGAACACTGAGCACCAAATCCTTCGGCTGCCATGTTCCGATCCGTGTTGAGCGGTAAACATCATCGAACGCCGCCGCCATTCTCGTGCGGACGTTCGACATGATTTGCTCTACGACAGGTTCGGTCATATCAGTGCCAGTACAGTCACGCCTGAGTCTTGTGAGGTCATCGTCATCAGGCTGAACGTCTTCGGTATGGTTTCGCCGATCTTGCCAACCATTTCGATTTGATCCGTCCCAATGTCGACCTCTCTGGAACTGATTCCGGAGCGGCACGAATTGTTAACGCGAATCGTCGCGGTTGGCAGAACGGCATTTCCTGACGCATCAAAAATAGCAGGCGGGTTTCGTTCGACGATGGCTTGGATCGGACGCCGCCCGCCTGCTGTTGGGAGGTACGTGATTGACTCTCCGAAGTTGTCTAGCAACTGCGGAAACCCCGACGATGCAAAGTGTGAGTCAAACACGGTTCCCATTTGACGCCTTATGTGATGTTGCTGAGCAGGTGCCCGGCTTCTGCGTACAAGGTCACTTCGTCCACATCGTGACGAACTCGGATGATGTCGCTTCGGCTCTTTTCTTCGCGGTATGTTTCAACTGTTCCGCCGATGCTTGAGCCGTCCTGCGACCAGTGGAACGTTCTGCCGATACACGGTTCACGCATGTCCGGGCTGGTTGCGATCTTGCACACCATCGCGTAAGAGCTTGACCAAATCTGAGATGGTGAAGCCGTCTGGCCTTCCTTTGCACCGTTTTTGCTCGTGCCAGCAACGATGACATAGTCAAGGTCGAACACCGCCTTGAGCATTTCGACAGTGACGTCGCTGGCTTTTGACGGACTCCCAGCACCGCTCGCGTTGATGCGGTCGATGATGGATGAGCAGTTGCGAAGGTTCCGGAACACCTTGCGGTTGATGATCAGGGCATTGGCCCACAGACCGCTGTTGTCGTAAACCTTCTGCACAGCTGCTTCGACGTTGGTAATCGGAACGGCTGAAGCCAAAGTGCTCCAAGGTGTAGCAACCGCTGTGGTCAAGCTGCTGCCTGTCCACGTTGTCGTGTTGAAAACGGCATCAGCAACACGCTGTTCAGCATTTCGCAGAACGGAAGAGAATGCTCGTAATGTACTGATCTGCTCAGCAACGAAATACTCTGAGTACATCTTTGCTTCACGATCATCGACCGCTTCTTCCGCACCGTGTTCTTCGGTCGCATAAACCGCCTTGTCGAACGTCCAGTTTCCACGAGCATAGCCACTTCCTGGCGCACGCTTCGTGTCTCGCTGCTGAAGCAACTGCTCCAGCGGAATCTTTCCAAAGTTTCCAGCCTGCGACTGAACGTCGATCACCGGAAACACCTGTGTTGCTACGTAACCGTTCTTTTCTGACTCAAGGTCAAATTCGAGGAACGTCGCCAAGTCTGGCCGAAGTGTGGCAAGACTGCTGGTTGGAGATGGCATTGCATTTCTTTCTTCCCGATGCAACGCGATTGAATGAACTTAGAAAAAGTCGCCGGGCTTTGGTGGCCACCTCCACCCGGCAACGCATCGGGCTTCGATTAAGAAACAGTGGTCGCCTTGAGGCTCAGCGTGTGCCACTTTCCTTCATATGCCATCAGTTCGCAGCTTGCCCCAGCAAACGCCGCAAAGGTGACAGTCGTTTTGCTTCCACCAGTCACACCGTCATCAATCAGGCCGGTGGCTGTGATTGTGTGTGCAAATGCGGTTGCTGATGTCACTCGCAGAATCATGCCGTTCTGGGCTGCCGTTGGAGCAGCCAGTGTCATTGCCGCGAGTGAACCAGTCTTCGTAATGACCACAGTTCCAGGAGCGAGCGTGATCGCTCCTGAAGCCGATGCCAAGGTGATTTCGTTCAGGTTGACCTGGTTGACCGACTGAACTTCAATCACATCTCCGTCTGCCGTGGCTGTTTCCTTGGCAATACCTTCAATGTTGCCGTTCGCAACGCTTGAAATCTTTCCGCCGGCCGCCCCGTAAACGTATACGTTTTTGCTGATGGCAGCAGCAGCCACCATCTTGCGAGTACCTTCCGCCGTCTTCAGGCGAACAGTACACGGGCCTGCTGCTGTGCATGGCAGTTCCATCGTGCCCAGCGACTGATCGAGTGCACCAGCGGTGGCGATAGCTCCGGCGGTCTTGACTCGCAGGAACTGAGCAACCGCCCCTGCTGCTGTGTCTGGAACACAGGCTGATTCAAAATACTGACTCATGATATTGATTCCTTACGGAAGGATTGAATTGTTTGAGACGCTGGAACGATTAGCGGGCGTTTGTTTCTTTGATAAACGCTTCGCGGAGTCCCGGATTTGTGCGGTTGGCAAGTGCTACCGCTTTCATCTTGTTTCCGTTGCACTTAGGAAGTGCTTCCTCGACCGCCTTGTTCCAGCGAACGCTTGCCGATGGTCCTGCTGTGCGAGCCTTAGCAACTGGCCGTGCTCCTCTGACCTTTGCGTCTGGAGCTGGCTTTTCCGAGTCGTCCTCTTCGTCCTCTGAGTCAGTGTCGATGGAAATGTCTGCCTTGTACTTGGCAAGCTCATCTTCCATCGCTTTACACTGAGTCTTCAGCTGATCATTTTCCGCCATCATTTCTTCGACGGCTGCTTGTGCGACTGATGCCATTGGCAACGATCGCTCGAGACACTTGACGACGAAATCAGCTTTCGCCTTCGGGAATGCCGCTTTGATCTCTTGCAGAGTGGCGGCGACTGGTTGCGATGTTGACATTGGTTTTCCTTCTGTCGTTTCGCGGTGTTCGCCGTCCGAGCCTGCCCCGAATAGGGCAGCAACAACTCCGTGCGGCATGTTCTTGATTTTTGCGAACGCGCGGCCCATGACTGGCTGACCGGAAATTCGCTTGGCAAATCCCATCGCGACAGACTGCTCTGCGTTCAGATATGTTTCAGCCTTCAGGATGGCCTTTATTTCGTCTTCAGACTTTCCGCTTCGTTTCGCATAGGCGGACACCATTGAGGTTTTAAGCTGTCCCAGCATCTGAGACTGCTTCGCGAATTCTTCGTCGTCACCTTCGGCTGCCGCATATGGATTGTGCAACATCATGTATCCATTGCTGCTGATCTCAACATCATCAAAAGCCATCGCAATAAAGCTGGCAATTGAGAATGCAGATGACTCAATCGAGAGTGACTTCGGCCCTTGGTACGCGGCGAACGCATCGTGTATCGCAAAGCCTTCGAATACCGATCCACCTTCACTGTGCATCTTCACTGCGATTGGATCCGTTCCGTTTTCCGGCAACTGATCACGAACCATTGCGGCTGAGATCTCGTCTTTTCCGGTTCCGATCACACCATCGATTCTGATTGCTTTAGGTGGCATTTGTGGTGCCTTTCTTCTGCCGTGGCTTTCGTTTTGCAGTGGCCGCTGGTGGTGCCGGTTCTGGCTTCGCGTCGACTGCTTTATCCTGCACTGCAATTGCCGCCGGATCCTGCATTGCCATTGTTGTTCCCGCTGGCATTGGCAATGGAATCAGATCTCTCCACGTCAACTGAGGACCACCAGGAAACGCCTGATTGATTTTGTCTGCCTGCTTCTGAGCAGCGATGATCGCATAGCTGTTGTCGGCAATGATTTCTTCGGAGATCGTTTCCCAGTCTTTGCCCCGCGCCGCGTGTAGTCTTCGCGGGCTCGTTAAGGCACTCTGGAGTTGCTTTGTATCACCGTCAGCATCTGCAACCGGCTCGATGTATGACCACGTCGGCAGGTTCCAGTTGTGTCGATAGATCGCATCGCCGAGCTTGTTCGCAGCCTTCTTCAGTGCCGCGTCTTTAGTCGTCTGCAGATACTGCGAAAGCTTCCAGATGTAGGCCGGGCGATTCAGGCGGCGAACCAGATTGACCTGATCTGCAACAAAACCTTTTCGAGCCTCATCTACTGCCCCACGCCATCCGCTAAAGTTCGTCTCGCTGCCATCCATCAGCACAAGGCAAAGAGGCAAACCGAAATTGACGCCAATGATTTGCAGAATCAGTTTGACCTGCTGAAAGTATTCCGAGTTTGGGACGTTTGGGCTGAAACCCATCAACTCTTCGCCGGGCTGCCCGATGACTTCCATGCCTGGGGAAACGCCTTCAATCTGGCGAGTTCCTGCGGGTGTTGTTTCTGTAGTCCGATCACCATAGGCACTGTCCGCCGTTGGGAGTCGATTTCCGCCCGCTGCCATCTTCCGGAGGATGGCAAAGCAGCTCACAACCTGCTGCTGCACAAGCTTTGCAAAGTTGATGTCCTCGAGCATCCCGGAGATTGAAAACACTGGAGCCAGTTGCGTGACGCCTCGTGATGCTTTAACCCGCTTTGGGTTGTAGACGTGAAAGACCTGGCGGATTCCGTCTTCGTTTCTGACATCAACGGGAGTGGATTCGGTAAATTGGCCGAATGCCCCAGTCTCCTCAGCGAAGTGAAATTGAGTCTTTTTCCCGTAGCGGTCGGTAGTCACTCCCAGAAACGTATCGTCGACCTTTGATTTGGTGCGATTCAGATGCGCCTCTAAGACTTGGAACGAACCCTCCTCAGTTCCAGTGACGGAAATATCACCATCAATCGATTCGCTGCGACAGCACTGCCGCTCGATTTCCTTCCAGGTAAGCTCCCCGGCAATATCACACTGGTCTGGATCTGTGCTGAAATCTTCCCACCAGTTCCACAGGGCACTGTCAACCCCCTTGTCTCCGGTCTTCGGATCAAGCGTGAAACCGCTCTGCACGATGTTGTCAACGCGGCGATCTGCAAGGATTCCAACAAGCGAATCGTTGCGGTCCATGTCGCGGGCTTGCTCAATCAAATCGTAATAGGATTGCTCCGTTCGGAAGTGATAGTCCGGCCCGCTGCCCATTGGGGCAACACCAGTGCGTCGACGGATGAACCGTGATTGACGGCTGGCGTCGTAGTCGGCTCGAGCATCTGCGAATTCAGATTGAAGGTTACGAGGTTGCTTGCTCATCGGAAGTTTACTCCGACGCCAAGAAACCGAACACCACCGGAACCGCCGCTGCCTGTGTCAGCATTTGCGGCAACGTAGTCGCGAGCACGCTTCAGCATGTTCTCGACATAATTCTTTCCGATTGACAAAGAACTGCTTTGGTTACTCGCAGACTCTGCCCGGAGAATCAACCACCGATTTGCTGCCGTCGCGAATGAACGCGCACGCGAAACGCTTGCGACTTCTTCGAAGTCTGCGTATTCGAGCAAATCAGCTTCGATGTCCGCGAGTGTCATGCGGCGGACGGTAGCAGGAAATGTTTACCGGGTGGTCAACTTCCGGAAATCGGATTA